CTCCAGAATTTATACTTTTTGCGTTATCTGTTAATAAATCTACCATATGATCTCCAGTTCTACTTTGAAAAGGTGAATCAACTGTTCCATCTAGTCTGTTATAAAAAGAATCTGGTACACCATTTAAATCTTGAAATTGAGATGTAATAGGTACTTCTCCAAGAGATGCAATTGATTTATCTGTAGCTTCATCTATTGTACGTTGAAATTGGGGTCCTTGTTGTGTTTCCATGTCACTAACAGGTCCATTAGATAAATCGAAAATTGAGTTTTTATTTTTTAATCCCATTTTATTTTATTTTTATTTAAGCAAAACCAGTACTACTTTTTGCATTTCTTTGTGCAGGTGCATTATAAGCAGTATTATTACTTGCTTTAAAACCATCATACTGAGTAGTTACATTTATACTTACACCAGCTAATGCATTTGCTAAAGCATTCTCATCAATTTTTACTTCTGCAGGTTGTACTGTTCCACCACCTCCTACTTGTCTTTGTTGCTGTTGAAAAACTGATATAGCACTATCACTACCAAAAAATGTACCTATAATACCCGTTCCTGATTCTAATTTATCTACTATTAATACAACAAGATCCTTTAATTTTTCTATAGCAGCATTAAATTTTTGTTGTGTAGATAATTGTTCTAAATTTCTTGCAAGATCTTCTTGTCCTGCTCTTCTTGCTTCCTGAGCTAATTGTTCTATATTTTGTTTTTTAGCTAATACATCTGCTAGAGCATCTGCTTCCATTCCCACTGCTCTTGCTATAGCTTCTTGTTGTATAACATTTAGTTGTGTAAAATCACTAAAATCACCTACATTTTTATTAATTTCTCTTGTTAATGTTTCAAAATCACCAGTTAGAGCTGCTAGTCTTGCTCTTTCTAAATTAATTTGTCTACCTGTAAGTAATTCAGCTTCTAATTCATTAGAAATAGATTGTTCAAAATTTAATAATTGTTTACCCGCCTCTGCAACCTTAGATAACTCTAAACCTAAAAGTTTAGCTTGAGCTACTGCTTTTGCTATTGCAGCTGGGTTTCCTCCTAATTGAGCCCTAATTAGTCCTGAAATTTTACCCGTTTCCTCTAATACTTCTCTTATATCTACTCTAGTTCCTCTTTCCCTTTCAGCTGCTAATGCTGCTCCTATAGCCTCGTTTTTTAAAAGATTAACATTTCTACCTGCTAATAGGGAAGCTTGAGCAAACCCCATAGCGGATTCTTTAGTTAAACCTAATCTATTTTGTATGGTAGCTATACCTACTAATAATTCACCTGATATTATAGTTGAACTGGTTCCTAGAAAATCATTTATATCAGCAAATGCTCTACCTACATCTTTAATGTTAACACCTAATACATTAGCGGATACTGCTGTTTGGTTTATTCTTTCATTAATGGCTCTTGCTTCATTCCTGGAAACACCTAATCCCTTGGCTAATGCAGTTATTTTATTATTTGCATTCAATAAAGCTTTAACTAATGCTAATACACCTGTAACTAATAAACCTATTGGGTTTATTCTTATAGCTCTAAAAGCAGCCATTATAGATCCCTGAAAACCTTTACCAGCTAATGCGGCCTTTCTACTTGCTACAGCTGCTTTAGATATTCCTTCAGTAAAACCTTCAGGTAATCTTAAAGCTTTTTGTAGGACTCCAGCTGATGATTCTAAAAAACCAAATGTTGCTGTTGCTACATTACCACTTTTATCAATATCATCAACTCCTTTTTGTCTTACTCTATTTAATTCCTCTGCTCTTTCAATTTGTTTTTGGATTTCTTCACCTATACCAGAATTTGCAGTTCCAAGAGCCTCAGTTAGTATATCTTGCTCTCTAAGTAAATTTTTTAGTATTCCCTCACTTATTATTTGTTGTTTCTTTGCATCCTCAATTTTAAATGTACCATCTATTATTTTTTCATCTATAGCAGCCTGTTCTTCAAGGGCATCAATTAAATTTCTTTGAAATTCTAAGGAGGCACCTAATACTGTAGATCTATTTTTATCTAAACCTATTAATACTTTAGTTAAATCTATGGTTTCTCTAGCCCCAGCAATTTCAGCATTATAATCTCTAGTATTTTCGTCTCCGTTAGCCATAATATAGTAATTCGGCAATAAATATGAAAAAAGAAAAGATATCTATGATATCTTTACTTCTTAAAATTATATACACTGGAAGGTGTTATATTAGGACCAGTTATATTATTTTTTGGTTTTTCACTTTGTTGTGAATTTTCTTCTGATTGTTTTTTTAAATATTCATTAAGTTTTTGAATATGGTAACGTCTTAACCAAATTGGCATATTATATACTTCTGAGTGTATGAAACCACCGCCGCCATGGTACACTAGATCGTGGATCTGAGTAAATATAATATTTCTATATTCCGGCGTCAGGCCAAAAAAAGTCGGACCCAAGTGGAAAAAATACATTTGGTTCCACGGTTCCATCTTCAAACACTGCATCTGCTTGAAGTGTTACATCTGGGGAGATGTCTTTAACATAATTTCTTAGGGCTCTTGAATCTCTTGCTAAAAAAGTAGTATCTACAAATTCTCTAATTTCTTTTTTATCATAATTACCATCAACAGATAATAACATATGTTTTAATTTAGTAGTACCTTCAAAACCTCTTCTATTTATTTTTTCTAATCCCTTAATTTCTTGTTCAATTTTAGTTTCATCTTCATGAGTTAAAAGTTTAAAAGTTACCTCCTTTTTACTTGCAGGTAAAGTAAATGTAAATTCATTTTTATTTTCAACTACAATAGATTCATCTAATATTTTATCCTCTAAATTAGTTAAATCAATAGTAGCTTTAGATTCAACCCCTGTTTCAGGATGATTTATTAATATATCATAATCGGGCCCATATCCTAAAATACGAGCTGCAATAAGTATTGCATTTTTATCTCCTACTAATAATTCTTTATAATTAATTGGTGTCACAATAAGAGATTGTAATAATTTATCTAATACTGTACCACTTTTAATTAAATTAACATTAGTTAATATGTCTTCTTCTCTAGCAGTCATATATTTCATTTCAATGACTCCTTTTCTTAGTGGAGATCCTTCTGGATAAAGTAAACCTTTTGAGGGTAATGTGACTTCTTCAGTCGGAAATTGGTGTTTTTGTTCCATAACGTTATTTATTTAAAACTAGTTCGGATATACATATATGTAGAATAAAAAAAGCGCCAAAAAGGGCGCTTTTTCTTTATAAAAATATTACTATTAGTAATTTAAGATGGCGTAATCCATTACTATAGTCATGTTAATATTCGCTGGTGCATCTGAAGTCCAATCCATATCACCAAAATTAGCTGTTTGACAATAAGCTCCTTTTAAGATCCACTCTTCAACTACATCACCTACAGGTCCTAATGTATTAATTCTAATATCTTTTTTATAGAAATCAGAATAACCATCTCTACCTGTTACTGATTCATGTGATAATCTTACCCATTCCATTACTGCTTGAGCACCTGATGGTGTTACAGGGTCATATAAGTCACATGTTATATTTTCCCAGTTTGCTTTACCTTTAATTTTTCTTTTTACATTAATATGATCAAGAACTACTTCACCAAAAGTGATTTGAGGTCTGGATATTTTTTTAATAAGGTATGCTGGAATACCATCAATAAACATTATAAACCTATTTTGTAATTTAGGTTCAAATGCTGTGAACATAGTTTCGTTTGTATTTAAAATTGCCATCTTTGTATTTAATTTATTATTCTATTATAAATATATATTTTTTTAATTTTTAGTAGCCTCCGCCACCACCTCCTGTACCACCTGCTCCACCATTTGAATCAAATGTTGCTCCTGTTGGTAATACATTAAAGTCTAGTACTATAAATTCAGCCGTTTTAGTTGGTTGTAAAAATATTGCACCTACTAATTGATTTCTATCAATTACATCCGGTGTATTATTACCCTCATCCATTTGTACTCTAAAGGCAAATAATCCTTGTCTTTGTTGTACTGATTCTAAATATGGATTTACTATATTTAGGAATCTATTTCTTGTAGCTTGAGTATTTTGTTCAAATACTAAGAATCTACTAGAACTTGCTATAAATTTCTTAAGTGCTATTAGTAATCTTCTAACATTAATTCTATCAAGAGCCGTTGGTCTTTCTTGTAATGTTTTCTGACCCCATATACAAACTCCAGTTGCAGGGAATGTAGCTATAGGGTTTATTTTAGCATTATATAATGTATCTCTTTCTGCTTGATTTAATCTTATTTTAGCTTCTAATACATTTCCTAATACACCTCTATTAAGACCTGCTGGTGCAAACCATTCTGCAGCAATTGCATCTGAAGCCGCTATAGCTCCTGGCACTATTACTGATGGTGGAACTAATATTGGTTTATTAATTGATGTATCTAATACTTTAACCCACGGATAGTAAACTGCAGCATAATTAGTATCTAAACCACTTACATTAGATACTACTTCATTTACTGAACTAGCTGCTATTGAAGCATCTAATACAAAAAATGCATCTGCTCTTCCCTCTACCATATCAATACCTGCTTGTGTTACTAAAGGATGAGCTGAATGTATAACTCCAGGCATAGCTAACATATTAATATCGTATTCATCTTGATTTGATAATATATCTAGCGCTTTTTTATATGCTAAATAACCAGCACCTGCTGTTGTTTTTAAATTAAATCCATATAAATTAGTACCATCAGTATAATTAGTTACACCATCTATTCCTGTTTCTGCCCCTGTAAATATAATTGTACTAGGTGAAATACCATCCGTACCTCCTTGGAAAGGAACTGTAAATTTAAGTTGTGAAGCTGCTGGGCCATTTGTTCCTGTAGCATCTAATGAGGCACTTAGTGATCCTACAAATAAACCTGAACTTGGATGACCTGTAAGGTTTTCTACATTAAAAGCACCAGCTGAGTTGCTTTCTACATTATTAGTTGGTAATGGTTTAAGGAAATTTTCATTATCTAATTCTTTATCTATACCTTTCCATCCCAAAAATGC